TGGGTCCAATCTTTCGATCTTATTTTCTTGGAAACGTTTTTATTGCAGAAGACAAGTTCGGCAAGGTCGATTCCGTCTACAGAACCTTCTTTGACACGGCACGATCTCTCTATCGTCAGTTCGGAAGCTCTTTATCAGATCAGATCAAGAAAGCTGCAGACGATAGTCCTTTTGAGCGTTTTGAAATCCTCCATGCCGTTCGACCTCGTTCCAAGTCTGGAAACACTGGGAGCAAACCGTTCTTGTCGAATTACTACGAACTTTCCACAAGGAAGGAAATCCGATCCGGAGGGTTTGAAGAAAATCCGTATATTGTCAGTCGCTGGCAGAAGAACTCCATGGAAGTCTACGGAAGAGGTCCAGGGATCGAGTCTTTGCCAGATGTCCGGATGATCAATGAGATGGAAAGAGTGGGACTGATTGCCCTTCAAAAAGTAGTCGATCCGCCTCTCCTGGTTCCAGACGATGGATTCCTCAGCCCTGTGGTGACCCGTGCAGGAGGACTGAACTACTTTAGAGCAGGACTTGGACCCCAGGATCGAATCACTCCGTTGATCACCAATGCCAGAGTAGAACTCAATGAAGCCAAAATGGGTCAGGTCCGTCAGGCCATTGAAAGAGCGTTTTATCTGGATCTGTTTGAAACTCCTGGACCAATTACTCCGGACGGAGACGTACTCCGGTTCTCGGCAACCGAGGTAGCAGCCCGTCAACGAGATCGCTTATCTGTGCTTGGACCCATCGTGGCCCGTCAGGAGGTCGAATGTCTTGGTCCCTTGGTTTTGAGAACGATGTCGATCATGGTCCGCAACGGATCCCTTCCAGAAGCACCACAAGCATTGAGAGAAGCTGAATTCAAGTTAGCCTATTCCAATCCGGTTTCGATTGCTCAACGATCCGGAGAACTGGCTTCCATTAGCCAACTGATTCAGTTTTTAGTACCGTTTGCCCAACTTGATCCCACCGTGATTGAACGTTTTGAAACAGGCAGAGTTGCTGAATTAGCGGCAGAAATACTCAAGGTCTCTCCAAAGGTTTTTAGGACTCAGGCAGAACAAGACCAGAAGAAAGCAGCACAACAAGAGCAGCAGATGATGGAAGAAATGCAACAGGCTCAACTGGTAGCCCAACAACAGTCTCTAATTTCTCAAGCTCGTAAGGATGAATCGGTAGCAACACTGAATGAGAGCAAAGCGAATGCTCTTTGAAAAGAAACGTCAGGCTGATTACCGTAGAGTTTTCAATACTCCCGAAGGAGCAAAAGTCCTAGCAGATCTCTGTCAAAGACATTTTATTTTTCACACAACCCATGTCCCCGGTGATTCGATAGCTTCTGCATTCCAGGAAGGTCGGAGGTCGGTAGTCATGGACTTGATTAAATATCTAAGGACCGATTTGGAAACCTTGGAAAAACAAATGGAACCTCAATATGACCGAAGAGATGAACGTTGAAGAAACCGAGGCAACCGTTGCCGAAACCCCCATGGCGTTCGATCCCAGATCCTTGCCAGAAGAGTTAGCTAATGAACCGTCCCTTCGTAATTTCGATGATGTATCGAAACTAGCGAAGAGTTATGTACACCTCGTAAAAATGCGAGGAGTTCCAGAAGATCAGTTGATCAAATTGCCAAGTGACGGAAACTATTCAGAAGTCTACAACAAACTCGGCAGACCCGAAGATCCATCTGGATACGAGATTGACATCAGCAATGATTTGAACAAGGACTATGCAGAGAATGCTCACAAACTAGGACTTTCCAAGGACCAAGCAAGAGAGATCTACAATTGGATTTCAACCAAGCATCAGCAGCAGGAGTCACAGTATAAGGACCAGTACCAGGAGCAGATTCGACAGGGGATTGATTCCTTGAGACGAGAATGGGGTCAGGACTTTGATGCTCAGACCCAGGTAGCGAAACAGGCTTTCCTCCAGTTGGCAGATGCCGAGATGGTTCAGACCATGGAAGAGAGTGGACTTGGGAATTCTCCACAAATGATCAAATTGTTCAACAAGGTCGGTCAGATTCTCAAGGAAGACGGAATGCTGCAGAATGATGTAGCCTTCGGAGACAGTGGAGGACGAGCATCGATCCAAGATAAACTAGACAAAATCATGGATTCAGAATCTCCGTATTGGGATGGGATGCACCCGGATCATGACAAGTATGTATCTGAAGCACTGAAACTCCGGGAAATGCTGTTATGACCGAGGAAGAATCTCTTCGACTAGAATGCTTGCGTATCGCAGTAGAAAACGGTACAGTGGCCGATATCAGTAACCCCGTTGAACTTGCTGATAAGTATTACAGGTGGGTAAAAAAACCCATTAATTCCCTCATGCAAAATAAGGAACGGAAACGGACAACCAGAGCCTGACCCGTACTTCTTCTGCTTCCTACCATGGAACCCTGAGATAGGACAACTCCAACAATAGGCATGAGATTCATTCTCATCGAGTTGGATATGTCTAATCAGATCACAACGGCCTTTGTACAAATGTACTCGGCCAATCTGCAGCATCTCTCGCAGCAGAAAGGATCTCGACTCCGAGGTCTTGTACGAAACGAAGCAGTCCGAGGAAAATCTGCTTTTTTTGATCAAATCGGTTCTCAGGTAGCTTCCGTTCGGACTACCCGTGGCGCAGATACCATCCTCAACGACACCCCCCACGCACGAAGACGAGTCACCCTAGCAGACTATGAGGTCGCAGATCTCATTGATGACCAGGACAAACTCCGCATGATTGTCGATCCCACTTCTACGTATGCTCAAGCTCAAGCTTTTGCCATCGGTAGAGCCATGGACGATGTGATCATCAGTGCGGCCACTGGAACAGCCTCTACTGGAGAAACCGGAGGAACCTCGGTAACCCTTTCGGGCTACAACAGTGGTTCTCAGATTATCGCGGCAACCGTTCGGGCATCGGGTTCTGGAAGCACAGGACTCAACATTGAAAAACTCCGTCAGGCCAAGTTCTTGATGGATAACGCAAGTGTTGATCCGAGCATCCCTAGAGTGATTGTAGTAGGGCCAAAACAAATCCAGGATCTATTAGCAACCACTGAGATCACCTCAAGTGATTTCAACACAGTGAAAGCTTTAGCTCAGGGCCAAGTAACTGATTTCTTAGGCTTTAGTTTTGTTCCATCTACCCGACTGTCTTTAAACAGTAGCACAGATGTCCGAACTTGTTTTGCCTACGCAGTCGATGGATTACTCTTGGCAGTCGGTAAGGATCTTCACGTTCGGATCGATGAACGTCCAGACAA